TTTTCTTCCTTATAAGGCTTGAGCAGATAATCGAATGGATGTACCGGAAAGGCATCCCACACGTACTCCGGCGAGGATGTCACAAACACGATCAGCAGGTCCGGGTCGGCCGCACGCAGCCGCTGCGCCGTCTCAATGCCATTGGTGCCCTCCATGCAGATGTCCAGAAACACCACCTGATACCCTTCGCGCCAGCCGGCCCGCAAAAATTCATCTCCGCTGGCAAAACAGCTGCAGGATATGTTCTCATTTTCAAATGCCTTTTTCAGCAGCTGTTTCAACCGTTCGGCATCCGGCTTGCTGTCTTCCACGATCGCCGTCTGCAGGTTCATTGCTGCACCCCCTGTTCCTTCTGCTTCCCTGTTTTTTTATATTATAGCACAAGTTCCGCCTTCCGTGGTCTGCCATTCGCGCACAAAACAGCCCGTTTCGCGCAGGTTGCGGCAGTGGGCAGAAATTTTTGTGTGTTTTCCTGCTGCAATGCAAAACAAAAAAGGCACCACGCAATGTGTGATGCCATTCTGATCTGGTGGAGCTATCAGGAGTCAAAACGAACATTTTAGCATCCAGTGACAGCCCGCCATCGGGCGGGTCTTCTCCGGTCTCCAAAGGAATTTCGACGCTGTTCTGGTCTCCCATGCAGGAGAAAACCAGCTTCATGCGATTATCATCATAGACATAGACAGCCACAAGGAAGTTCTTGAACAGTTCCATCTGAAAATCCCGGTCGTGGATGTCACCCTGCTGCAGCAGTTCCAGATAGGAGATGATTTGCTCCCGGTCGATTTTCACGACATCCTCTTTGGCTGCATTCAGCTGGACGCTCAGCCGGGATTGCTCAGTCTCAAGCTCGACCATCCGGGTGCGGGTGGCCTCTGTGATAATCCCCATCTCGATGGCTTTCAGCATATTCGAGGTGGCTTTTTTATTTTCCTCCAACTGCTGCTCCAACGCCTCAATCTGGAGGTCATTGTCGTGCTTTTCCCAGTATTCGACCGTCCGATCTGCTATCCACGCAATGACATCATCGGTCAAGCAGTACATCTTGATGGCCTGAGCCACAGCCGGTTCAATGACATCCCGGCGGATGTTCTTCTTGTCACAGGCGTGCTCGGTGCGCCGCTTCTGGCAGGTGTAGTAGTAATGCAGCTCGCCGTTTCTACTGGTGCCAGATACACCCGTCATGTAGCTGCCACAATGCCCGCAGCGCAGCTTCCCGGTCAGCAGATAATCTTCTGCCCCGACACGGTGCCGGGTTCCGACTGGATTCTTTTTCATCCTCATGGCCTCCTGTACCCTGTACCACAAATCATCGCTCACTATGCGTGGAATGCCATCGGCCACCCGGACATCCCCGTATATGTAGATGCCCCGGTACCGCTCGTTCTGGCAAATACTCTGGAAGCTGCCTTTGTTCCAGTTGGCTCCCTTGCTGGTCTTGATGCCCTGGGCATTGAGATCTCGCGCAATGTCCACGAACAGGTCACCAGCAGCCACGCGGGTGAATATTTCCCGGACAACGGCCGCATTCGCTTCATCCAGCACCACACGGCCATCCTCACCCCGCTTGTAGCCCAAGGGCTGCCGACCGTTCGCCATGCACTTGCTGGCGTTATCATACAGCCCCCGGGTGATGTCCTCCGCCATGTTCTCGCTGTAGAATTGATTCACATTCATCATGTTCCTCAATGCGAAACGCCCGGCGGCTGTATCGTCAAAATCTTCCTCGGCGTAGAACACCTTCACGCCGCAGTCTTCCAGTTTGGCCTCGTTGACCATTGCCTGAAGCATATTGCGGCCAATGCGGTTTGACTTCCATGCCACAACCGCCTGAAATTTGCCTTTTTCAGCATCCCGCATCATTCGCTGGAAGTTGGGCCGCTTATCGGTCTTGCCGCTGATGGCCCTGTCCTCATAGGTTCCAACGACGTGCAGCCCCAGCTCGGCAGCGTGCTTCATGCACTCTCTGACCTGCTGCTCAATGCTGACCTCTCGCTGGTTGTGGGAGGAATAGCGGGCATAAATGACGGCATTCTGACCCGCAGCAATATTCTTTTTTCGGGCCATCAACCATCACCTCACGATTATCTTCTTCAAAATTCGCAATATTTTTCCGATTTTCGGTATAATTCTACGAATCCCTGAAAAGCGGGTGCGTATTTGATATAATTCAGTTGCTGCCGACAGTAAATTTGAGAAAGGAGCCATGCCGTATGACTACGAGCGAATGGTCGGATATCTTTGCCAAAATCAAAAAACTGTCGGATGCTGATAAGGAGCGATTGCTTATTTTTCTGCACGCCCTGAAAGGTAACGAAGATAGCTCAACGCCTCCTGCTGCCGATCTGCCGGTAAATCAAGAAGCAGCTCAATAATTTCAGCCGTTTGGCCGTCCTCCTGCTGGAGGGCGGCCTTTATCATTTCCTTGGGAGTATGACCCAGCAGAGAATCCAGCGACTCGCCCAGCTCATCCGCAATGGCGCAGGCCGTCACCAACGAAATAGAGTCGCTGTCGCTCAGTTCTTCTTCGATTTCCTGAACGCTGATACCCGCAGCCTCTAAGTCGGCCGGATCTGCATTATTCAAAATCTGCATCACGCTGTCGCGGAATTTCGAAGCCCACTCATTCCGGCTGGCTTCTTCATCCCATCCCATGATGTAAGACGGGGTCGTATCAAGTGCATCAGCAATAGCCTTGATTTTAGACTGCGTGAGGACACGGAAGCCAAGCTCAATCTTATTGATAGATGATTTCGACTTATAGCCGATTTTCTTTGCTAGTTCTTCTTGGGACATCCCCAATTCTTCACGTCGAATTTTCACTCTTTGTCCGATGGTCATGGTTTTGCATCCCCCTAAATTCTTCTGATGCAATTATAATACGGCGTAGGCATGAGGTCAACATTTTTTCAAATTTTTCAAAAAAATAGTTGACATTCGGTCTACGAGGTGGTAATATACGCCCAGTAGACAACCAGTCTACGCCGAACGGAAAGCGAGGTGAACTTACTGTGACCAATACCACTTTGCTCAAAGCAAAGATTGATGCCTCCGGCTACAAGATGAAGTATATTGCAAATCGCATTGGCCTTTCATATCAGGGATTTTTGAACAAAATTCGGAATAAAACCGATTTTACCGCACCTGAAATTAAAAGTCTGTGCGAGTTGCTCCACATCGGAACGGAGGAAATGGAGCAGATTTTTTTTGCTCTGTAAGTAGACTGTTTGCCTACTTCAAAACAGGAGGACCACATGGACACCACAATTCACATCAACGTGGCCGATATTCCCCCGGAAGTCGGTGAGAGCTTTGGCCGCGTAACGCTGGCGGGATTCAAAAAATTCATCGCCCAGCCCGGGAACCGCGAGAAGCTGGAAGCCCAAACGGCTGCCCGCAAGGCTCGCAAAGAAAGGGAGTGTAAGGAATGACCCGGATTCTGATGATCGTGTACGGCATCACCGCCGAACAGGCAGCAGCTCGTGCCCCGGCGGCGCAGTTTGCTGTGACCTCTGTTATCGCAGCCCTGTTTGTCTGGCTGGACAGCATGGGGATGTTCGATGATGTAGGCCGCTGGATGGGGCGCAAGCTCCGGGAGGTGCTGGATGCTGTATCCGACTGACGAAGAAGCTGGCTACCCTGAGCCTCCTGTGTGCCCCCTCTGCCACCAGAGGTGCGATACCATCTACCGCACCGATGATGGCACAATCGTTGGCTGCGACCGCTGCTTAGAGGCCGCAGATGCATGGGAAGTCAACGAGTGCTTCCCGGAAAAGGAGTGATTTTTATGAAAGGATTGGTATTTGACACCGAGAATCAGATGCAGTTCAAGGACTTCGGCGAACCGCTGCTGGACAACCTCCAGAAAGAGGTCGGCGGTTGCATTGAGGTGGTTCATCCAAAGTATCTGCCGGAAGGACTGTGCATGGTGATTGATGATGAGGGACTGCTGAAAGGCTACGCCATCAACAACATTGCCAGCATTCTCTACGGTACGCCGGAACATGGTCAGCCCATTGTGGGCACCGCTGTGATTCTCCGTGAGGGCTTTGTGGCCGGGGAGCTCGACTTTATGAGCCTGGATGACGGAGATGAAGTTGGCCTGATGCTCTTGTTCTCTGCGCTCGGTATCTGCATCAAGGACGAAAGCGAGGCCGAATGATGGATCTGGAAAAATTCTACTTCACCTACGGTTCCGATGATGTCCAGCCGTACTGCGGTGGGTGGACGGAGGTTTGGGCACCCAACTACCAGATGGCGTGTCAGGCGTTCCGGGCAGTCCACCCTGACCGCATTCCCAATGTTCTCAACTGTGCCAGCGTGTACAGCGCAAGGGAGTTCGAGAAAACCAAGATGTTCGGCCCGGGCGGCAACTTCGGCCTCCGCTGCCGGGAGACCATCACTCTGAACATCGCTGTCAACAAGGCCGAGGAGGGGGTGATTTTTTGAAAGTAAGAGGCAAAAAGCTGACCCGCAAGCAGAAAGAGGCCCTTTCCGCACAGGGCTGGGACTTCCGCCTGTACCTCTGTGTCCGGGATGGCCCGGACTTCATGGAGCTGGTCAACCGTACCACCGGCAAGTACGTCATGTTCCGCAAGTAAGCCTATCAACTGAAAAGGAGTAAACATTATGATTCGCAATCCCAACGACATTCAGGACGGCGCAAAGAAGATTCGGATGCTCATTGCTGGCTACCCCGGCATCGGCAAGTCCACGCTGGCCCTGTCCGCACCCCGCCCGCTGCACATCGACTTTGGCATTGACCGTATCGAACCTCGCTACCGTATGCCGTACATCCAGCCCCGCAGCTATGACGAGATTCTGAATGACCTGAAGCCGGAGAACCTCAAGGACTTCGAGACGCTGGTGTTCGATACCGCCGGAAAGCTTATCACCCTGATGGGCCTGTGGGCTATCAAGCAGAACCCCAAGTATGGTCAGCGGGACGGCAGTCTGTCCCTCAAGGGCTATGGCTTTGTTGGCCGCGAGTTCGTCCGGCTGATGGACTACTGCTTCTACGAGCTGAAGAAGAACATCGTGGTGGTCTTCCACGCCACCGAGGAAAAGGACGGCGATAACACCCGTCTCCGCATCAAGGTCGAGGGTCAGACCAAGAACAATGTGTGGGAGCCTATGGATCTGGGCGGCTTCGTGGAAATGTACGGCAACGACCGCACCATTGGTTTCTCCAACTGTGAGAAGTATTTTGCCAAGGGCACCCGCGGCATCCACGGTGTCTATAAGATTCCCGCCCTCGGCCCCGGCAGCCCGAACGACTTCCTGACCAAACTGTTTGAGGAGTACAACAGCAAGGCCGCCGAGGAAGTGGCTGCAAATGCCAAGGAGAACGAAGCCTACGAGCAGGTCATGCAAGAGGGCAGCAAGATTATTGCTGGCATCAAGGATGCCGACACCGCCAACGCTGCCATGCCGCCGTTCAAGGCTCTGCAGCACCACTTGACTTCCCGTCAGGAACTGAATGCCCAGTGGAAAGCTAAGATTGCCGCTCTCGGCCTGACTTTTGATACGGCCGCTGCCCAGTACAAGCCCGCAGAGGAGGCACAGTAATGGCTGCATACCTTGTTACTCATTCGCTGCTGTCCTCGTGGCTGCACCTCATCCGGGAGAATCCCTACGAGGATTTGACCACCGAGGGCGACCCGCTGGCAGAGTTTATGCTGGTCCTGCGCCGGGAGCCTACGCCCCGGACGGAGGCTATCCATATCTATCCGCAAAACAACTACCCGACATAGGAGGACATCTCTATGGTTGAATTGAATCCTACCGTGCGGGAGCAGGAGATCTACGAGGAAATGGAGCTGACCCCGGAAATGGTCAAATCCATCCGAACCCTCTGCGCGACCTGCCTCCGGCACTTCGTGGAAGCTAAGGCTTTCAAAATTGCGCTCGTGCCCAGCCCTGACAAGAGCATGGACACCTGCACGGTCTGCCAGACCAACCGTGGGCATGACTATGTTGTTATGCACCGGTAAGTCCGGCACTGCACTTTGTCACCGGGGAGGTGATAACACACCCCATTAAAATGAATGCCACCATAAATTGAACGAAGCCCGCTGCCAAGAAAAAGCAGCGGGCTTTGTACATAACAAAACATGGAGGTAAACATTTGCAGCAAAACTGGAAGTTCCGGCGCAGAGACATTTACTACGTCCAATTCGGAAACACAAGTACCGGCTCGGAACAGCACGGCGACCGCCCTGCGGTCATCATTCAGAATGATGTGGGCAATACCTACGCACCGACCCTCATCGTTGTCCCTCTGACAAGCAATACGGAAAAGAAAGTAACTCAGCCGACACACTGCTTGTTGGAAAACGAAGGGCTGTCTATGTCCTCTATGGCTCTGGCAGAACAGATCTTCACCATCGACAAAAGCCGCATTTTGAAATACTTAGGGCATCTCGCCCCGGAAGATATGCAGCGGCTCGATTATGCCTTGAAGAACAGTCTTGCCTTGAACCCACTGGGCAGCATTCGGAAGCTCAAGCCCATCATCCGCTCCACGGCAGCGTATGCGCCGCCGGAAGTAGTGGATGGAAAGCCACCCATCTATCCCTACACACCCATCAAATCGTCCTTTGAGGACGCAGGGAGCGTGGAGGAAATGATGCTGTACACCGAGCTGCAATCCGCTGTTCATGCCATGATACAGCGGCTCGAATACAGCTTTACCTTTAATCCCAGCCTGCTCACCATCCCGAAGCGTAAGCAGCAGGTCAGTGAGATTTTAGCAGAAGCCGAAAAATACATCTGGAGAATCCGGGAGGAAATGCAATGCGACTGAGCAACACCAACAACTTTTCCGCATCTTTCAATGTGGCCACTCCTTATCAGATGGTGGTCATTCACAGCAGCAAGCTAATCTACCCGCGCGAGCTTTATCAGCGGGGCATCCAGCGTAAGCGCGTTGAGCTGATTGCAAGAGACTTCAATGAATATACGGCGAATTGTCTTTGACAAGTATGTGTATGAGGGCTACGGCCCGCAGCACATTGCTACCTATCTGAACAATTCTGGCTATCGCGCAAGGTCTGGAAAGTGCTGGCACCCATCCAGTATTCGGGGGATGGTACAAAACCTGACCTACACCGGCGTTCTCCGTTGTGGGGATGCACGGTCAGAATTGATGCCGGATTTGCAGATTGTCCCGCAGGAACAGTTTGAAAACGCACAGCGCATTCGGAATGAACGCTCTGTGCGCTCAACTGCGGAAGCCGAAAATCGCCTTCCTTTGAACATCCATGGGAAGTCGCTGCTTGCCGGCAACGCTTACTGCGGACACTGCGGTACAAAGCTGGAACTGACCAGCAGCCGTAAATGGCGAAAAATGGCAGATGGTTCGTTAGACGATACGCTGCGTATTCGCTATACCTGTTACGGAAAGCTCCGCAAGCAGACCAACTGCACCGGGCAGACGGGATATACCGTCCACATTCTGGATGAGATCATTGATAAAGCTGTCCGCCAGATTTTCTCCAAGATGAGGGGTATCCCCAAAGAGCAGATCGTTACAAAACGCTATGAAAAAGAGAATGCGGAACGCAAGAATCATCTGCAAGACCTTCAGACACAGCGGAACAAGGCAGAAAAAGACCTGTTGGCACTGAAAACCGAGGTTTTAGCTTGCATCAAAGGTGAAAGCGTGTTACCGAGAGAAACCCTTGCCGAAATGATTACAGCGCAGGAAGAGAAACTCACGGAGCTGGAAAACCTTTGCGAAGCGGCCAGTGAAGAACTGGAGAAAACGGCTGAGCTGATGGATAAAGTGTCGCGGCTGTATGATGAACTGATTTCTTATGCTGACCTGTACGACAGTGCAAATTTTGAAGCGAAGAAGATGATCGTCAACCAGCTCATCCGCAGGGTAGACGTATATCGCGGATACCAGATCAACATCTCGTTCAACTTCGACCTTACTCCGTACATCGAGGGGGAGTGATACGTCCGCCTGCAAAACAGTCGGGCATCGAACAAGTATTTTCAAAAACAACGAAACAGCAAGAATTGGGGGTTGCCGTCCATGCGCCTGCAAAATCAGACTTTTGACTGATTTTTTCCGTAGCCTCCAAGAAATCAAAAAGAAAAGCACCATACTTCAAACGAAGTACAGTGCTTTTTTGGTGGAGAATACCGGGATCGAACCGGTGACCTCTTGCATGCCATGCAAGCGCTC